TTTGATACTGCACTAGCATGTTAACGCATTCTTTCTCGGTATCGAACCACTGCACATCTTGTGTGCGGCATTCTCCGTTCATGCATACAGTCAGTAATATATGCCAAATAATTTTCATAGCCCCCCCCATAGTGATTTTCTGCTGTAGGGCGAATATTGTATCATACTACAAATCTTCAAAGAATAGAGGCTAGGAATCCTACCCCCATAGGAATATTTCCCTACTAGTTCTTCTAACTAGTTATATATATATATACTACTATACTAGTTAGAGAGGCATTGATGCTATACACTAGCCCTGAGCCATTAGTCTCCCGATGGCTCCGAGAGGGGTTGAGCGATTTCTCCACGCTCCCCCTTTCGTCATCTTTTTGGGGACAGGAGAAAAAATGTCAAACAACATAATACAGTTCCCCGGCAAGGAGAAGCTGAACGATCTGGACTTAGAGCCTAATGATATGCTAGAAGCAATCATGGAGGAAGTGGAGATGACCGAAGCTATGGTTATTGGCTGGACTAAAGATGGAAATCTTTTTCTTGGCACCTCTCATGGTAAGGCACCGGATATGTTGTTCTTGATGGAGCTTGCCAAAACTGTTCTGATTGACAGATGCATAAGCGATGATTGATGTCAGCAATTGATTCTGTAAAATCCAAGATATCTAAACTGCCACCGAAGCAACAAGAAGAGCTTTTAGCACTTTTTGCGGAGCTTGAAGAAGCGGAGAACGTAGAGAACTCCAGAATAGACTTTTTAACATTCGTAAGAAAAATGTGGCCTGCCTTTATACCGGGGAGACACCACTCAATAATGGCTGACGCATTTGAGCGTGTGGCAAAGGGCGAACTAAAGCGTCTGATCATTAACATGCCACCTAGACATACAAAGTCTGAGTTTGCATCATATCTATTCCCAGCTTGGTTTTTGGGGCAAAATCCGGAAAAGAAAATAATCCAGACGGCACACACTGCTGAACTGGCAGTCGGGTTTGGTCGTAAGGTGCGTAACCTCATCGATCAGGAAGACTTCCAAAAAGTGTTTCCGGGCATAAACCTATCTTCCGACTCTAAAGCGGCTGGTAGATGGAACACAAACAAAAGAGGTGATTACTTTGCTATTGGTGTGGGCGGTGCCGTTACTGGTAAAGGTGCTGATGTACTCATTATTGACGATCCCCATTCGGAACAAGAGGCGGCATTGGGGGCTTACTCCCCAGAAGTCTACGACAAAGTATACGAATGGTACACATCTGGGCCGCGACAGAGACTCCAGCCGGGCGGAGCCATAATAATTGTGATGACTCGCTGGAGTGTCAGAGACTTGACGGGCCAGATAGTCAAATCATCCACCCAAAGAGAGGGCGTAGATGAGTGGGAAGTTATAGAACTACCAGCAATTATGCCGTCTGGGGATCCTTTGTGGCCCCAATTCTGGCCCTTAGAGCAGTTGGAGTCACTAAAAGCCGAACTTCCCATATCAAAATGGTCTGCTCAGTACCAACAAGACCCAACTTCAGAGGAAGGTGCGCTAATTAAGCGCGAATGGTGGAAAGAATGGGAGAATAGTAGCCCGCCAGCCTGCGAAGCCATCATTCAAAGTTGGGATACGGCGTTTTTGAAGACGCAAAGAGCAGATTATAGCGCTTGCACCACTTGGGGAATCTTCAATTACCCAAATGAAACTGGCGAAACAGTGCCTAATCTGATACTCTTGGATGCATACAAGGAAAAATTGGAGTTTCCAGAGCTAAAAAGGGCCGCATACGAAAAATATTGGGAATTTGAGCCAGATCAGATGATTGTTGAAGCGAAAGCCGCTGGTTCCCCCTTGATTTTCGAGCTTAGGGCTATGGGAATACCCGTAACAGAGTTTACGCCGTCTAGGGGACAGGACAAAATTGCCAGAGTTAACGCAGTCACAGACTTATTCGCATCTGGGGTCGTTTGGTGTCCACCAACCAGATGGGCTGAGGAAGTTGTTGAAGAGTGCGCGGCATTTCCCGCTGGAGAAAATGACGATCTCGTTGACTCTACAACACAAGCACTACTCCGCTTTCGACAAGGGGGGTGGATACGAAGTGCGATGGACGACTGGGATGATGAACCACAACTCTACAGAAGAGCAAAAGCAGAATACTACTAGCGTGGTAGTTAGGTATGTTATTCACTCTGAAGTAGAGCATTACAAGCAGATGGGGTGGAAGCTGGGAAATGATCTCAGCCACTGCCATCATGGGCAATATGCTGTTATCATGCAAAAGGGCAACTTTTAAGGTATTTTATTATGGCTGTAGAAAAACAAATTGAACCGTCTCCGCTAGAGGCTGATGATGACGTAGGCCAAGTTCAGGTCGAAATAGTTAACCCAGATGCCGTTTCTATTCAGGATGAAGAAGGTGGCATGATCATCGACTTTACTGGTGATATCGTAGAAGATATCGTGGGGCCAGCGCATGATGATAATCTAGCAGAGTACATCGAAGAAGACGAATTGATGTCTATGGCCTCGGAGATTATCCACGATTTTAATACAGACCGTAACTCAAGATCTGACTGGGCTAGCGCCTATGTCAAAGGACTTGATCTTATGGGAATGAAAATAGAAGAAAGAACACAACCTTGGCAGGGTGCCGCAGGCGTGTTCCATCCAGTTATGACTGAGGCTGTTGTAAGATTCCAAGCACAAGCAATGGGGGAGTTGTTTCCTGCGTCTGGGCCTGTCAGGACTAAGGTTCTTGGGGAGAAGAAGAAAGAGAAGATTGATCAGGCAAAACGCATAGAAGATGAAATGAATTATCTTCTAACGGAAGAGATGACTGAGTACAGAGATGAAACGGAGTCTATGCTGTTCCGTCTTCCCCTTGCCGGATCTTCTTTCAAAAAAGTTTATTATGACCCGCTTCTAGAGCGCCCAGTTTCCATGTTCGTTCCTGCTGAAGATTTTGTAGTATCCTACGGATGTTCAGATCTGGCTACATCACCTCGTTACACTCACGTTATGAAAAGAACAGCCAATGAAGTTGCGGAACTTCAGGTAAATGGTTTTTACCGTGACGTTGATCTTCCCGCACCCGAACCAGATTATTCTGATATTCAAGAAAAGTATGATGAGATTGAAGGCGAAACAACCACACTAGAGGACGATGATCGCCACACCATTCTTGAAGTTCATATTGATATTGATCTTCCAGAGCCGTTTGAAGATAGTGACGGGCTTGCTAGGCCACACATTATTTCAATAGATAAGTCATCCTCTACAATTCTATCAATTAGGAGAAATTGGTATGAGGACGATATTAAGAAGCGTAAAAGACTCCACTTTGTTCACTACCGCTACTTACCGGGACTTGGGTTCTATGGAACGGGTCTTATTCATCTTATTGGTGGTCTTGCTAAAAGTGCCACAAGTATTCTTCGTCAACTTATTGATGCGGGTACGCTCTCTAATCTCCCCGCTGGTCTTAAAGCTCGCGGATTGCGTATTAAAGGGGACGATTCGCCTCTCATGCCGGGCGAGTTCCGTGATGTGGACGTACCGGGGGGTGCAATTAGGGATTCGATTGCATTCCTTCCTTACAAGGAGCCATCATCAGTATTATATCAATTGCTCGGAAACATTGTGGAAGAGGGGCGAAGGATTGGCTCCGTTGCTGATGTGCAAGTTGGAAACCTCAACCCGCAAGCTCCAGTCGGAACTACGCTCGCGTTGATGGAACGTAGCATGAAGGTTATGTCTGGTGTTCAGGCAAGGCTTCACGCTTCTTTGAAAAACGAACTTCGCTTATTATCAAAGGTTATAAAAGATAATATGTCTGAAGATTATCTTTATGACATGGATAGCGAGTTTAACCGTCAGGAAGATTTTGACGACAGAATTGATGTTATTCCTGTGTCAGATCCAAACGCGGCGACAATGGCTCAAAGAGTTGTTCAGTATCAAGCCGCAATGCAATTAGCACAACAGGCACCACAGCTTTACGATATGGGAAAAATACATCGTCAGATGCTAGAGGTTCTTGGAATCAAGGATGCTGATGAGATTATTAAGTTGCCTGAAGATATAGCGCCGAAAGATCCTGTATCAGAAAATATGGCTATTCTAAAACAAGAGCCAGTAAAGGCCTTCAAGTATCAGGATCACGAAGCGCATATAGCTGTGCATATGTCAGCAATGCAAGATCCAAAGCTACAAGAGATTGTCGGTCAGTCACCTTTCGCGTCAGTTATTCAGAACGCTATGTCGGCTCACATTACTGAGCATATTGCATTCCAGTACCGCCGTGAAATTGAGAAACAACTTGGTGTAGAGTTGCCTGATGAAGATCAGCCAATCCCAGAAGATGTAGAAGAACAAATCTCTAAGATGTCAAAAGACGCCGCAGAGAAGTTGCTTGGCAAGAATCAAGCAGAGCAACAACAGCAACAGGCTCAACAGCAACAACAAGATCCTGTGGTTCAGATGCAACAGCGTGAACTGGCTATAAAAGAACAGGAGCTTCAGCATAAGATTGCTATGGATATGGCAAGGCTGGATCAGCAAGAGGTTAAAGATGCCGCGAACATGGCTCTACAGAAAACCCGTCTTGAGTCAGAAGAAAAGCGTGAAGGCGCTAGACTTGGGTTGAAAGCGGCAACTGAGCTTGATAAAGAAGAGCGTAAGGATAAAAGAGAAGGGGCCAAAATTGGTCTTGATATAGCACGGGAGATGACTGTAAATGAGGATGAGTGAACAATCCATGTTTAAACCCTTTAAGGATAAAATAAGGGGTTACATGAATGATATAGCCGATCACATGGCTGGCGGAGGATGCGCTGATCATGAAGAATACATTAGATTAGTCGGTAAGGTTGAGGCTCTAGCGTTGCTAGAAAGAGACTTAATTGACTACGAAGAGCGATTTATACAGGAGTAGGGCTTCCGAACTCTATTTTCTTAGTGTATCTTATCGTAAGTGGAGAACAACTGGGACAAGCCCAGCAAGGTACTGTGAGCCTTATATCACTGCAAAAGGAACAGAAATGTATTCTGCAAAAAAGGAAGTCGATCAACAGGTCGCAACTAAAATACCAGAACCTACTGGTTACAAGCTCTTGATTAAACCACTTGATGTAAAAGAAAAGACTGATGGCGGCATCTATATGCCAGACGCTCTAAAGAGCGCAGAGCAAACAGCTTCCGTTATTGGCTTTGTCGTTAAAGCAGGCCCAGATGCTTATGGAGACTCTGATAAGTTTCCTTCAGGGGCTTACTGCAAAGAAGGCGATTTTGTAATCTTTCGATCTTATTCGGGAACCCGATTTAAGGTGGAGAAGCAGGAATTTCGTCTGATTAACGATGACACTGTTGAAGCAGTTGTCGAAGATCCTAGGGGGTATGCAAGAGCATGAATAACCAAGCGCTAAAAGAAGAAGTTGAATTAGAAGAAACTTCTGAACTTGAAATAGATATTATTGAGGACGTTCCTGAGCAGGAAAAGCCTCGCAGACCTGAAGGCACAGAGCCTCAAATTCCTGACGATGATGAAGTCGCTAACTATAGTGAAGGTGTGCAAAAGCGCATTAAACAGTTGCGGTTTGAGTATCATGAGGAAGAAAGGCGCAAAAAAGAAGCTGTTCGTCTACAAGACGAGGCAGTGAATTACGCCAAGACCCTTCAGGAAGAAAATGAAAAGCTACGCAAAACCCTTGAAGAGGGTGAGGGTATGCTGGTTAATCAAGCCAAAACTCGCGTTGAAGCTCAGATGGAGCAGGCAAAGCGAGACTATAAAGAGGCTTATGAGACTGGTGATCCTGACGCGATCATAGCGGCTCAAGAAAAGCTAACCAACCTTAATCTGGAGAAGAACAAGGTTGAAAGCTATAAAGTTCCAAAGCGCCAAGCTCCAGAAAAAGCTCCTGTCATGGAGACAAAAGCAGAAGAAGCGCCTCAAGTAAGGGAGCCTGATGCAAAAACAAAAGCATGGGCTGATGAGAACCCTTGGTTTGGCGATGATTCTGAAATGACAGGATACGCATTTGGCGTACATGAAAAATTAGTCAAGCAAGGCCTGAACCCTCAGACCCAATCTGACGATTATTATAAGGCGATTGACGAGTCTATGCGTCAGCGCTTTCCAGACAAGTTTGATGTGCAAGAAGTTGAGGAAGCACCTGTACGTCAAACTGGTTCCGTGGTTGCCCCCGCTACTAGGAGTGCAAAAAAACCACGCAAGGTGCAACTGACCTCAACGGCTGTCGCTCTCGCCAAGCGATTGGGCCTAACCCCAGAGCAATATGCGGCGCAACTTATGAAGGAGCAATCCAATGTCAGATAGATCAAACCGTCAGTCTAAAACCCGTGAAACCACGGAGCGCAAAAAAACTTGGACTCGGCAGTCTATGTTGCCCACACCCGATCCTAAAGATGGTACTGAGTACCGCTGGATCCGCACATC